CAGCAACCTTCGACCCGAATGCTGTGGACATTCGCCGCACGAAGCTGGAAGAGATCCCCGACCAACACCGCCCGTATTTTGAACCCGCGTATAAAGCCCTGAAGGATTTAGAGGCTGGAGCCACAAAGCGGGATCAGGATCTTGCCGACGCACAGCAAAGAGCATCGGCAGCGGAACAGGAATGGCGGGATCGCATCCAGCAGATTGCGGCACCTCCACCGCCGACACAAGCAGAGCAGTTGGAGTCAACACTTGCCAATGATTTGACAGACGAGCAGAGGCAGGGCGTTGACATGGTCAGGCAGATCATCGCCGCCGAGACGCAGCCGTTGATGCAATCCCTTCAGCAGATGCAGGGGATTGTGCCGACCGTGCAGCAGTGGCAGCAGCAACAGGAGCAGGATTCGCAAAACAAACTTTCCGAAGAAATCGGAGACGCCAGAGGCGAATATGGGGAGGATATAGAGAACTACGCATCGCAGATTGCGGCATTGATAAACACCAGCAACCCGCAAAGCGATGCCCCATATACGGTTCGTGAAGCCTACGAACTGGTCACCGGGAAAGCACAGGCTGCTGCAAATAACGCACGGAAAACGGATGCAGAGGTGAGGGCGGCAACAAAAAGCCAGATCACGTCACCGTCAGGGACTCCAATTGTGACGCACGAAGGTGGGGACTTGTCTATAGCGGAAACCCGCTCAGAGCTTGAGGCTTTGGGCTTCGAACGCTAACCATGAGGAATAAACCGTGGCCGCTGTAACGACGACCGAAACTTGGGATGCCGCTTGGACAACGACAATGCGGGCGCATCGCAAGAGATTGACCGATAATGTTTTCGACGAATACCCCACGCTCCAAATGTTCAAGCAAGCCGGGAATATTGAAACCGAATCCGGCGGGAAGGAGATCAAAGAGGATCTCCTGTATGGCAAGAACGCGGCAGAATGGTTCAGCGATTATGATACGCTGAACACCGACGCCGTTGATGGCATCACGGCAGCATTTTACCCGTGGCGTTATCAGGCCGTGCCGATCACTATCTCGATGACTGAAGAGATGGAATCGCGCAAGTCCGACGCTGCGGTCAAGCTGCTTAGTGCAAAAACAGAGCAGTCGATGAACACAATCCGCGACTCTATCAACGCCGCCATCTACGGGGCGCAGAGTGGCAAGGCGATGCTGGGACTTCAGGACATCGTTTCTGATTCCACTGGCTCAACGGTGGCAGGTATCAGCGCAGCAACGAACAGTTGGTGGGACAATCAGCGCAACGCTGTGAGCACCGACTTCAACAGTTCCAGTGCGCCGTCGTATGCTGGCGTCCTTGCTTTGTCGGCACTTTATAATAACGCCAGCGAAGGCAATGACCAGATCACGGACATCTTCACGACTCTGAGCCTGTTCACGGAATTCCAGGACATCCTTGAAGGCACCGGATACCAGCGGCTGACGAGCAATCGTTCGCCCTTCGATGGTGGCTTCCCGGCGTTCCGTAAGGCGACAGTCAAGTATGATCGTGACTGTGCCAGCCAGCATGCCTACCTGCTCAACCGCAAGTATCTGAAGCTGAAGATGCAGTCGGGCATGAACTTCGCCAAGACTCCGTTCAAGGAGCCTGTGAACCAGATGGCGAAGGTTGCATTCATCGTGGTCGGCACGCAGCTGACCACCAATAATCGTCGGCGTCACGGTGTGGCAACGACACTCACATAAATCATAGCCGCCAAGCCAATGGCGGTTCTGACCCTGCCCATAGGGGATATGACAGATGAGCTACAAAAACAGGAATCACGTTGCGAACCAGATCGGTGGGACGGCAACAGGGCAAAGCATTTACGAAGAGTCCTCAACGCCAAACCATTCAATCGGTGAGAAGCTGGAACTGGAAGATGGCCGTTGCTTTCGCTACGCATACACAGCAGCAGCAATCGGAACAGGTCTTCTCGTTTCTCAGGATCTTTCGGCAACAGCAATCGTCGAGAGTGATGGAAAATTGACAGCGGCATCTGCTGGTGCAACGTCGATCATTTACACGGACAGCGGCACAGTCGGATCGGCAACGGCGAACCAGTATGCAGGTGGATACCTGCACACAACAGATGATGCTGGCGAAGGTTATCAGTACAGAATCAAAAGCAACACAGCGGCAGACTCCAACGCTGTCACGTTCACGCTTTATGATCCCCTTAAGGTTGCTGTAACCACGGCAACAGACGTGGCTGTAACGGGTGGGCTGTGGTACAATGTTCTTGGTGCTACCGCTGGAACGGATTATGTCATCTCTGGAATTACGACCATCGGCCTATCATCCGGTTATTACGGCTGGGTGCAGACGGCTGGCGTGGCGACAATTCTTGCTGATGGCACGATTGCCATCGGTCAGAACCTGACGCTCAGTGATGGTGTTGAGGGTGCTGTTCAGGCCAAAGATGCAGAGACAGAGCCGCTGGTTGGCTTCGCAACATTTGCCCCAGACAATACGGGGTACTGTGGTGTTGTGATTCAAGGGCTGGTGGCGTAAGGTTACATCTGCGGAGGGGGCGCGATGCCCTCTCCGCTTTCACTGTTTAGGAGAAACGCATGGCAGCACCAAGCAAACCGAAGGCAAATGGCGAAGCCAATGATGTTCTCGTTGCTCTGAGGGAAGCCGTCAAACAGGCATCACCAGAGGAACGAGATGCACTGGCAAAAGAACTGGGCATAAGCCGCAGCATCGGCAAGCCCCGGCGTCAGGCAACCCGACGCGAGACAAACGAACAGGCATTGCAGATGTCTCGGATTTCCGGTGGTGCTTCGCATTCTCCAGATTTCGTACCTGCTCCACCTGATTGGGTAGTCCAGCACGGTGGCGGGATGAATACCCACGATGTTGAAACGATCGTTATGAACAAAGCCAGCGGCAAGGAAGAGTCTATCACGACGAACGCGCCCATTCCCGGCGAAGAGGCATATGCAGGGAACTGGGCTGTGGAGATTTACCGGGACAGGTGGCTGGATAACCTGACGCCATTGCCGACGACTCAGGCGTATGATGGCGAACGTGCCAGAAATGGATCATTCGGCGAAACATACGATGCCGAGCAGTTATCCGCAGCGGCAGCAATGGAAGAAGCGTGAACGACAAATATGGTCAGAGTATCGTCGGGGATCTGTCCGTCACTGGACATCTTGACACTGTGACCATGAGCGGTGATGGCACGTTGCTGGTTTTTAATTTGCTGCACCTGCAAGAGCAGTCTGCTGACCCTGCCGATCCACCAGAGGGCATGTCGATCATATGGCAGTCCGACGGCACCGGGGCAGGTGATGACGGTGACATATTGATGAAAATCACGGCGGGTGGCAGTACCAAAACAGCAACGCTCGTCGATTTCTCAGGGGTTTAGATGACGCTTGATAAATGTATTGAACTCGCACTGGCGAACGCTGGCCTGTCCAGTGCCGCCGCAACATTCCAGACCAAAGCGCGAGACTACATCAATCTCGGCACGAAGGAGATTTCTGCGGTCAAGGAGTGGCGATGGTTGTTCGCTGAAGGCAGCATTACCACGACCGCTGGCACGTCGGAGTATGACCTTGCCGATGATGTGATGCACCCGGTTTCGTTTCGCAATGTGACCGATGATTTCGAGATGCGGATGGTGGATGTGCTCAAGCTGGACCGCATTGACCCCGATACAGATATGACATCGGGAGCAGAGAACGCCGCCGTCGTAAAATGGCACAGCAGCAACACGAACTGGACGGTGCAACTCTGGCCGACACCAGATACGAATTCCGAAACCATCAAATATCGCTACCGCAAATATATCGCGGACTTTGTCAGCGGCAACGACTCCTCAGAACTCGACACGCTGGGGTTGCCTGATTGGGTGCAGACGGCTGTGATGTATTATGCCGCTGCCAAGATTATGCAAGAGAAGCAAGACCCCGAAGGCGCAGCACAGGCGCAGCAGTCGTATGAGCGCATGATTCGACACTATATGGAAATCGACATGGACGTAGAGGGATCGCAGGGATGCTTGACACATTTGATCCGAAGCGATGCGATGGGATTTGGAGACTTCACTTTCAAAATTTCAGATGGATCATTGGCGGTTGCCAGTTAGGATTATGACATGAGCAAGGAATCCGCAGAGGCGGCACTGAACGAACTGGTGAACAGCGGCAAGGTATATCCTGAAGATGTCGCGCCTGTTCGTGAGTATATCGCCAGCTTGGAGAATCCACCCAAGCCAGAACCCAAACCCGCACCCAAACCTGCGCCGTTTCCAGCTAATAAGGCCAAGAGGGTCGGCAGAAAATAAATGGCCGTCAGAGGGGAATCCGTACAGGTGGGGCCGTGGACGGGTGGCGTGAATTATGCCGTCCCCGCCGAAGACCTCCAGCCCAACGAACTGTTCTCAATGGAGAACATGCGCGTGGGAATTGGTGGGGAAGTTTTCAAGCGCGGCGGCTCGGCAAAATATAACTCCTCAGCCATCAGCGGCACCCCGACAATCACGGGACTTGTTGAGCATCGCTTTTCTGCCAGCAGCAGCAAAGGCTATGTGACCGCCGGGGCCAAGATCTACGAAGACGACCTGTCGGCTTCATTTACTGACCGCACCTCTTCAATGACGATCAGTGCCGGGGATGACAACACATTCGTATTTGCCAATTTTCGTGGCGACCTTTACGCCACCAACGGCGTGGCAAGCGACACCCTTCTGAGGATTACAGCAGCAGGGAATAACGCGGCGGCGGCAGATGTTGACTCACGTTTTACGACGGCAAAGGCCATCGAAGTTTTCGACAATCGCCTCTGGTGGGGCAATCTATCCAGCGGCGTTGATCGTGTTTGGCGCAGCGATCTGGCTGACGCGACGGTATATGGCGCGAACGCCTTTTTCCAAGTCGGCGAAGATGTCACAGCACTGAAGAAAATCGGCAACGCCCTGAGCATCCATACCACCGAAAGCATCCATCTGGCGATTCCCACAGGGAACGCCGCATTGCCATATAAATTGGTGCAACGCGCCAATGCTGGGGCCATAGGAGAAAGAGCCGCCGTCAATGTGCAGATACCGGGAAGCGGTGAGGTTGTCATCTACGTCAGGCAAGACGGCGTGTATCAGTTCAACGGTGACAGCGCATCGAAGATTTCGTGGAAGCTGGACGGGGAACGCTATTGGGACGCGTTGAACAAGGCACGGCTGCACAAGGCGTTCATCGTCAAATATCCGAAACGCAATGAGCTGTGGATATGGGTGCCGAACGGTGCCAGCCAGACCACGATGAACCAAGCCATCGTCTATGATTATGTCCGGCAAATCTGGTATGGCCCATTCACGGACGTGACACGAAACTGCGGCGCACTCATCAACGACGAGCCGCATTTCGGTGGACATTCATCGGGCCGCGTATTTAGCCACGAAGATGCCACGCTGGTCGATGACAGCGGAGCAGCGACGTCAGGCATAAATTCGTTTATGGAGACATCCAGCCCTTCGCCAATGGGAACCGATGTGATGCTGCGGTGGCTGTTCCTCCGCACGTCATTCGATGTGCTGGGGAATTACGATGTGCTGGTGACATTTACCTCTCCCGGGATCGTTGGAGAGTCATCGACGATCTCTATGCTGGGTGGCTTCGATCCCATTGAAACATCATTTGAAATTGAAGCGTCAAGCATCAGTTCCGACGCAAGTCTGGCCTCATCTGATACCGATCTGGGAGGCTATGACCCCACGATCAAGATTCGATATGCAAACTCCAGCAGCGAAGAAGATTTTAAAATCCGACGAGCATCTGCCGTTTATAAACCTTTAGGGCGTGTCCGCAAAAGCGGGGCCGGGATAACGTAATGGCAAAGAGAAAATCATACGCAGAACGCGCACAAGAAACGCAACGACTCATGGCGCAACGCCGAGCCAAAGCCACCGCCGACAG